TACCCATGAAGTGTATTCAGGATTTCCCGTTGTTATTGTAAACGTGCCACTCGTTGATGATGTTGATGAAAATGTCGCTGTTGTTAGCTCTAAAATATTAGATCCGCCAATTTTTGACCTTATTGTATAGCTGCCATCATAAATAGCTGCGGGAGTGCCTGTTATTGATATAACGTCACCAACTGAGGTATTATCGTAAATCTCATCACTAATACCCCCTATTCTGTCGTATGCGCTTGGAATTGTTGACGCTTTATAAAAATCCATACTTCCTGTGTACGCTAAGACAAACTGATTTCTTGCTTTTAGAACCTCGCCTGTGACGTTATTTGAGCGTTTAACTAATAGAATCGGCTCACTAATAGCAGAACCGATAGTTAAAAAAGGACTGCCGCTATTGGGGCTTGTAAACGGGTTGAAGAACTCTGCGCTCGTGCCGTCAATATCTGATAAAAATGTTTCACCATCGCGCACATCGGCCACGTCATACCATCCGCGTCCTATGCACATATACGAATACTCGTACTGTATGTTGTTGATATATTTAGAGTAAACGGGTTGAATAAGAGAAGGGTATGCGCGAACTAAGCCGAAAATATCTTCTATTCGTTGCAGTACCCGCGCATCATTTGTGCGGCCTGCTAGTGAGTTGTTAGAGCTTTGCTGAGTGCGGTTAATGTTTGAAGGACTGTAAGACGGTGCAAGATGTTTAGCTAGAGCATAACTTCCGACTGTTATCGCCATATATACCCAATACTTCACAAAAAAAGCAACGACTGGCGCGGCAGGACTCAACAAAACAATGTAATGCCCATTGCTCGACATTAACTTTTCTACGTTTTTAGTAATATCGGTTTGTTGGCTAGGTTGGCCTTCATAAATTGCGTAATTCGTTAATTGTTCTTTATGTTCTAAGATCCAATGCGCGACTGTTTCGGCCTGAAATAATGTAGGCTCTTTGTCAAACGGACTATTAAAAAAATCAATCGTTACGGTCATATCGGTAATACTCAATCAATCCGTAAGTGTCAGTAATTTGCGCTATTGGCTGCCAAATAACCATATTTTTTAAGCTATGCAAAACACCGCTGTTATAATATAACCCACAATGAGTAACTTTTTTATTCTTTCCAAGCAAAACAACATCATAATTATTTGCGCTTTCTTGCTGTGCAAATCCGTGTTTATTGTCATGTAAAGCAAGCCGAAAAGCATTAGCAACATCGCGCATCGAATCGGTTTTAGGCGTGTAATCATCAACACATAAACCCAACTCATTGACATAAACATCAGCGACCAACTGCCAACATGGCGGCCATTCGTAATGCTTGGCTAGATATTTTTCAATCATAAAAAACCACGCAACATAGGAAAACGACTGAATGTGTAAAGCTCACCCGTGCGCGTAACATTTAGCTTAGGCGCAACGGCTGACAATGAAGCAACGCCGCGTGTATATGTGATAGATTCAACTTGTAATCTTTGGACGGCTTGCGGCTCGGTCAAGTCATCCGACAAATAAGCCCTATACGTCAAGATTATTTTTTCAGTTGTGCCTAAAGCAATTCTGTCTAACTCTTTTCTAAGCACGTTATCAGCATCGGTAGTATCAATTGACACGTTGAATTTTTGGTCTAAGTTGTCGGGAGTGCCAGCCAGTGCAACATTTATATTAGTCGATTGTACGACAAGTGTATTGCTGTTTTCATCAACTACCGCGCCGCTTGCTGGCTCTTTCCACAAATGATAAGTTTGAGTGAGCGACGAATGGGAAATGCTAACCACTTCTATAATGTGTTTAGTTTGCGGTGCGCTTGCTAAAAACTCTCTGAGTTGTTGCTCAATATCAATACTCATACAAACACCAAAGTCCCTGTTAAAACAAAATAAGCAATAGCGTCAAATAACTCGCCAACATCCTCACCAGCTTCCCAAATCGCCAATATTGTATCTGTTGCATCTGTGTCAAAATCATACGCACTAGACTCTGCCTCAACCTGAAACGTCACAACAAAATTATTTCCATCCGTTTCGTTTACGCTGACAGAATTGGGGATGATATTAACGCTATGTGTTTGCAGTCCACTACCGCTATCCAAAGGCATATCAAACGACAACGCGCCTTTTTTAATGATGTTGTAAAAGAACAAAGTCCATATTTGATAATGTCCTGCTGTGCAAGCTAAGGCGACATTAAACTGTTGAACGCCTCGCTCAAAGTCTAAAGCGTAGCGATTAAATCCACCCTCGACTTGAGTGCGAGACACGCCACCAGCCGCGTTATGACTGTAGCCGCTTGGTGATGTAACAGGGTAAAGGTCACGCGGTAAAGTAGGCATTATCTGCGTCTCTGTACTGTGAGTGATGATTGCATCGAGCGTGACGTTTTGCTGTTCGGGTCGCGCATCTCTGCCGCTATTAAATCACGCGCTTGTTGAATAATCAAAATACGCTCACCATCGGGCATGGTTTTTTCTTCAACATTATCAATACGCCCTGTGGTTTGATTAACAATCGTTATCTTAGAGTCCCCGCCACCCAATTTATGATTAGGCGTAACATGACCGTTACCGCCCATTGTGATTACCTCCGCGCCACGCTCACCCACAAGATAGCTTTTGCCGCCTTGGACGTTACCACCCATTGCTCGTGCGCCTGATATTTGCTGATTCTGAATAGCTGCGATTTGCACTGCTCCTGCCACCCCTGCCGTTGCCGCCAATGCCAAACCAAGTGGATATGGCTGTACTGCCAAGGCGTTGGTGATAGCTGTGGCTGTATTAACAAACGCCTGAGCCAATGCAGCGGCCTTGCCAATCTCAAATAGCTTTCTATTTTCGGATTGCATCAAAGTGGCGATATTACCAAAACCTTGAGACAGCACGCCAAGTTTTTGCACTTCGAGTTGTCGTTTTTCATCAATGACTTGACGTTCATTTTTCTTAGATAAAACACGCGCCTCATCTTTAGATATTTTTTCGCGTCCTAACGCTTTATCAATAATAGCCTGTCTTGCTCTATACCCCTGCGCGATAACTTCGTTTTCTGTGGCGTATTGCGAGCGTAAAGCATCCAACTCTTGCGCCTGACCTGCCATAAAGCTATCAACTTCGGTTTGTTGCGCAGCAAGGTCTTTTTCGGCTTGTAGTGCGTCAATCTTTTTTTGTTGCAAAATGAGATTATCTTTTTCTTTTTGGCCTAACTTACTAAGGTTTGTATATTTTAGGTCAAAGTTTAGCTTTGCCAGTCCTGTGTCTTTGCCCCATAGCTGAATTTGTTCTAATTGAGATAAAGATAACGCATCGTACTGGCTTTTTAACTGTTCAGCTTTTTTAGTTGCATCTTCTGCCGCTTTCTTAGCAATCTTATCGGCTTCGGCTTTCTTGCGTGACGCCTCTAGCATTGACTTAGCAACGCCTGACTCGGCAGGATTAGCAAGCAAATCGTCAACTGTACGATTAAATGTAGCTGTTTCTATTGCAGACTCTAACACTTTTTTTTGTGCTATTAGTTTGTCAAGGTCGCTTTGAATAGAAGCTTTTATTCTTTCATTCGACGATAAAGACGCTGACCTTGAGCTTTCCATTGTTGATTGAATTTGAGACTCAACAACGCTTAAACTTTTAGCAAGAATCTGTAGCTCATCATCGCTAACGGTTAAGTTTTTATTGATTTTATCAATGGCTTCTTTTGATTTATCCGCTGCTTTTTCTGCGTTATCGCCAAAAACAAACCATGCTGTTGCTGCAACGCCCAACAAAGTTATTGCTGCGCCCAATGGCCCACCCAAACCCGCAACAATTCCAGTTGCTGCTCTATTCGCAACATTTGCCGCGTTAGTAGCTGCCGCTAATTCTGCTTGCGCGATAGTTTGCGCTGTTGTTGCTGCAGTGTTGGCTTCTGCTGCTAATGTTGCGCGTGATACAGCTACAGCCTCAGCGTTGGCAGAAACGACAACTGCTGATTGTGCGGCGGCTACTCTTTGCAGTGCTATTTGACGTTGTAACTCTGCGGCTGTAGCGTATTGCGTACCTGCCGCTAAACGCGCATCCATTGCGGCACGTTCTGCGTCTGCTACTGTCGCATTGAGTGTTGCTAATACTGTCGCTGACGTTGCTCTTGCGCGGCCTAATTCCTCAAGTGCTAAAACTTTTTCAGCGGCTGCACGTCTAACCGCTACGCCTGTCGCTGCATTGTTTGCTGTTGTGAGTGCTAATGTTTCAAGTCTTAATGCTTCTTCGGCTGCCAGTGTTTTTAATGTGGCGGCAAGTGATAAAGCCATGCCTGAAACAAAACCTGTTAGTTTTATTCCTGCAAAAAATAAAGCCGCTTTATATGCGTATCCAAAAGCATCGCCAATCATTTTAGCATTTTCGTCAATGTCTAATGAGTCCATAAAATCAGACGCTTTCGACATGATACTAACAAAACCCTTTCCCGCCTCTGTTGATTCGTTAATGCGACCTGTGAAAATAATCGCACTGTTTTTTAAGTCAGTGAACGATTGCGAGATGGTAGATTCTGTTTTACCGAATGCCTCATCAACAGCGGCAGACTGCTCTTTTAATGCCTGTATTAAAATATCTGCTGTTAATGCGCCATCATGAGCTAGTTTTCTTAATTCGCCCTTTGTTACGCCTAAAGCGCGGCTAAACGCATCCATTGCCGCAGGGGCATTCTCTGCAACGCTATTAAATTCATCACCACGAAAAACGCCGCTAGCCAACGCCTGACTAAATTGTAAAATCGCAGCTTCTGCTTGCTGAGTGCCTGCGCCTGATAGTGCTAATGTTTTTCCGAAAGTCTCAGTTACGCGAGTAACATCTGCTACCGACAACCCTAACTTGTCGGCATTTTGACTAATCTTGAAGTATAAGTCGCCTGTTGCGCCAAGTGCTTGTCGTGAGTTTTGAGCAATATCAATAACGTTTTGAGTGGCTTGTCCAAGTGCTTCTGTCGAATCGTTGACAAGGTTTAAGCGGTT